CGGTTTCGTAAGGACTTTTAAGCGACAATCTAAGACCTTCGCGGGAGGCTAAAATCACAATCTCGATCTTTCAATTTAGCGATATTACAGAGGGCAACGACTCCCCAGTCTTCCCGCCTCAAATCCGTTTGGCTGGCCAAGCCATCGCGAACACCTATCTCCAGCTCTGCAATACCGCCGTAGATGGCAGCGGTACGTACTATCCCATTCGGCTTATCCGCGTCTCGAACGATGACGGGACGACCGGCATTCGCTTTCGCATCACCACGGCTGGCAGCGGCCAAGACGCAACCCAAGCCGATCAGTACGTTGGCCCCAACTCCTACACGGACGTTGTGATCCATCGTAAGGTCCGTTCGGCGGCTGCTGACAAGCTCTGGATTACAGCCTTGGCAGACACCTAATGGATAGGGAAGACGCCTCCCCTACCCTAGACTTTCAGTTCGGGAAGAACGTAACCAAGCCTGCGGACTTCAACCCGGCAGACTGGACCGTCATCAAAACTCAGGGCGATCATGTTGCCGCTCAGCACGTAAGCGGCGTGACCCGGAAAGTCCCCAAGACTTGGCTGGCGCAGTAACCCCACGCTAACCCTTCCCCATGCTACTCTAAACCCTCAAGAATTTATTCGGTCGCCGGAAGCGTGATCTATATGAGTGCCGAGAGTAACGGGCTGACGCCTAAGCAGGCTCGCTTTGTCGAAGAATACCTAATCGACCGTAACGGCACACAGGCTGCTATCCGTACAGGATACTCACCCGCCACAGCCGCACAACAAGCTTCACGCCTGTTAAGCAATGCGAAGATTGCCGCCGCTGTTGCTGTTAAGGTTGAGAAGGCGTCGGCTAAGGCTGAAGCCACCGTAGAGCGGGTGCTAGAGGAACTGGCCATGCTGGCGTTCTATGACCCGGCTGACATCGCAACAGTGATCGATGAAGCCACAGGTGAGCCTATCCGCATTGCCGGCCCAGAGCAGATAGCCAAGCTGCCCGTCCATATCCGCAAAGCCATTGTCGGCTGGGGATGGGACAAGGCCGGAAACTTCACACTGCGCTTTGCGCCCAAGCCTGCAACGCTTCAGCTTATCGGCCAGCACCTAGGCATGTTTAAGCAGGAAGTCGAGGTTACGGTTAACGAAGGCTTCGCAGGTGTCCTAGAAGCTGCCCGTCGCCGTGCCCGTAGCGAAACCCAAGCATCTCCTGTCCACTGACGTTGCGTCGGCGCTTGCCGATGACCTCGCCGCACTGACGCATGACCCCGCTGGGTTCGTGCGCTACGCCTATCAATGGGGTGTGCCCGGAACGAGCTTGGCCGATAAGCGTGGCCCTGACGAATGGCAGATTGACCACCTAAACGCCATCGGTGCTAGCCTACGCGCCAACCCTTATAAGCCAGTGCTGGAAGCCATCGCTTCAGGCCACGGCATCGGCAAGAGCTGTGACGGCTCATGGGTGACGCAATGGGCGCTGATGACGTGCGAGGATACGCGTGGCGTCGTCACGGCCAACACAGATACGCAGCTCCGCACCAAGACTTGGGCGGAAATGTCGAAGTGGTATCACCTGCTCATCCCTCCCCTGAGGGAGCTTTTCACGCTCCAGGCAACCAGCATCCATTCGTCTCTGAAAGAGCACGAGCGAACCTGGCGCATTGATACGATTCCGTGGAGCGCTCACAACGTTGAAGCGTTTGCTGGCCTTCACAACCAGGGTAAGCGCATCTTCGTGCTGTTCGATGAAGCCAGCGCCATTGATGACGTGATTTGGGAGACTACTGAGGGGGCGCTTACCGACGCGGAGACTGAGATACTTTGGCTCGTTCGTGGCAACCCCACCCGCAACACTGGGCGCTTCAAGGAGTGCTTTGGCCGCTATCGCCACCGCTGGATGAGCAAACAGATTGATAGCCGCACGGTAGCGATTACGAACAAGGGCCAGATCCAGCAATGGATTGACGACTACGGCGAGGATAGCGACTTCGTTCGCATCCGCGTCAAGGGGCAGTTTCCTCGCGCAGGCTCCACGCAGTTCATTCCGGGCGACATCGTTGATGAGGCTGCCGCTCGCAAGCCGCAGCCCGAGAAATGGGAGCCGGTTATCATTGGCGTTGACGTGGCCCGTTTCGGAGACGACGAAACGGTTATCGCTGTCCGCAAGGGGCGCGATGCTAAATCGTTTAAGTGGACGCATCACCGGAATAAGGACACCATGTTCGTGGCGGCCGAAGCTGCTAGGCTTCGTAAAACCTACGGAGCTGACATCATCTTTGTGGATGAGACTGGCCTAGGCGCCGGCGTGGTTGATCGTCTCCGCATGCTCCGTGAGCCGGTGCTTGGCGTGAACTTTGGATCAAAGCCGCTAGGGCTCACCCTGTCAGACGAGACCATGAAGGTTCGCAACCGTCGCGCCGAAATGTGGGCCGCTATGCGAGACTGGCTAAAGGGCGGGTGCATCCTAGATGACCCTCAGCTTATTGCGGATTTGACCTCAGTGGAGTATGGTTACGACGCAGACAACGCCATCATTCTCGAAAAGAAAGACGACATGAAAAAGCGCGGGCTCGCCTCCCCTGATATGGGCGATGCGCTCGCGCTGACGTTCGCGGCCCCGGTCAACGCCGTGTCATTCGAGGATGAAGACATGGACGACCGTAGGCGCACGGCTAATTCACACACGGGATACTGAATCCCGCCGCACGGCTAACAGAGTAACGGGGTGCTGAGGATGGCGTGGTGGCTGATCGCGCTGGTATTTTTCGCTGGCATTGGCGCTCGCGCACTCGAAGCCTTGTTTGAGTGTCGCTGAGATGGGCGGCCTCTTCATCAAAACCCTACGTGGTGCAGCCGAGATAAACGGCGTGAGCGATCAGCTTAATAGCGTGGTTAGTTTAGCCGGTGGAGCGCTGATAGCGGTTATCCTCGCCTTCTATGCTTGGTGGGGCATTGTTCGGCTGACGAAATGGGCGTGGTCTCACCCGCTTTAGTCTGGCCTGTGTTAGTATCAATCGATGCCCTCGCTCCGCCAACTCCTCTCCCTTCGTCTTGCTGCTGGCGAGGCTCGTCCGTGGGCTGAGGCGGCAGTTCGCGGTTTGGATATGAGTGAGCCTGCCCGTCTCGCCCGCGCTACTGAGCAAGGGTTTGAAGGCCCTTGGTATCACGGCACGGAGCGGTTGGACAGATTGGTTGAGGGTGGACGAATTGATCCGCGACGCGCCACCAGCGGCCCTATGCCCTACTTCACGGATGACCCTCGGGTCGCTTCTAACTATGCGGCTGGCAAGCCTGACACGTCGCGGATGCTCACCGATGACGGAGACGTGGCTAACTATTTCACGGTGGCTGCTAAAGACGTGTGGCCCGGCTCCCGAGTGCGGACGCCGCTTAGCGTCGAGCAAAGCTGGAATTACCTGCCATCCGAAGTGAAAGCCCGAATACTGGAGCAAGCTCCGCGTGTTGGTTATGCGCGTAATGCCACGGGGGATTTTGAGCGCGATCTTGGTTATATGCTTCATGGCGAAGGCATACACGGCGGCCTATCCTCCGCAGACCATTACGAATGGGTGCTAAAGAACGAAGCCAAGGGCAATCCGCTCAGAGCGCTACGCATGATCTGGCACGATGGCGGAGAGCTTGTCGGCAACGAAACGGAGCTTCGCCAAATCTTCCGGCTTGCTGGATACCCGCTACGGATAAGCGAGGCGTCGGCGCCGTGGACCGAAGCTAAGGGCGTGCTCCCCGCCATGCTGAGAATGCGAAATCCGCTGAACACGTCAGACACGGATGCGCTGAAAAAGGTAGCTGAGCGCCTGAGGCAGGAAGTCTCGCGCGACCGCACGCGGCGCGGCGCTTACAGCATGACTGATACGTGGGACAAAAATCATCGCTACACCCCCAAGGAATGGGTTGAGCAGTTGGCGAATGACATCGATAGTGGAGAGAACAGCTTTGTCTGGACATCCATCCCAGACCGCATCACCGAGCGCTTGAAGGCCATGGGCTATGACGGTGTGGTTGATAGCGGCGGCAAATCAGGCGGAGTTGGCCATAGGGTGGCGATCCCGTTTCAAGCCAATAGCGTACGCTCCCGCTTCGCGGCGTTCGATCCTGATGCACGAGATCAAGCTAACCTTCTTGCGGGCGCGGCCGTTGCGGCTCCGGTAGGAGGTTTGACGCTTCGTGAAGCTCTGCGAGATAGGGCCGGAACGTAACCCCACGTTCACGCCTTGAGCCGCTATAATTTAGCTCATGGCCCAGACAGCGACGATCACGACAGCATCCGGTGAAACGGCTTTCGAGCCCTGCCCTGCTGGGGTTGGAACGATTGCCCTTAAAGGCACGATGAGCGCCGGCAAGATTGTGGTGGCGGTTCGCCCTCCGGGTGCGAGCGCTGACTTCATCTCGGACTATATCGACGTGACGGCATTGCAGGAAGTGTCAGACGAGGCAGGCACGGCGTATTCTTACGTGGCTCGCTTCGATGTAGGCATTGGAGGTCAAGTCGCACTGAAGGCTGACGCTAACTTCGTTGGCTCGCTGACGGCGCAAGTGACGGCGGACCCGTACTGAGTTGGCCCGTGGCTCAAGCTCATCCGGCGCCCGGCGCTTGGCGCAATCGGTACGCCACGGGCTGGAGGCGGACGTTCCCCCAGAGATGGAGGGCTACGCGCAGAACGGCATGGCTGGCCAAGAGAGCGAAGGCGATGAGCCGGCGTTCATGCTTGAGCACCTCGTCCAGTGGGACGGCAACATCGCTGAGCTATTCGAGGGCGAAGCTGGCAAGCGCAAGCTCCAAGAGATTGGGGCTACAGTCGTCCGTGAGTTCACCCTTGACGACAACGCCCGCAAGGATTGGAAAGAGACCGCTGAGAACGCGCTCGCCACTGCAGGCCAAAAGAAGGGCGACAAGAAGCAGTATCCGTTTAGCGGCGCTTCCAACGTCAAGTATCCCCTTCTCACGACTGCCGCCATTCAGTTTGCAGCCCGCGCTTATCCCAACATCGTTCGCGGTGATGAGGTTGTAGCGGTCAAGGTTAGCGGCGAAGATGCCGACAGCGCCAAGTCTGAGCGTAGCGAGCGCGTCGCAGCCTTCTCAAACGACCAGATCATCTACCAGTGCCCGGAGTGGGAAACTGGAACGGATGCCCTCCTTCATCAATTGCCGATCACGGGCGCAGGCTTTCGCAAAGTCTATTGGGATACGGCTCTAAACCGCCCGCGCTTTGATTACGCGCCAGCGCTTAAGGTTGTGATCCCCGTTGACGCGCCATCTATCGAGATGGCGCCGCGCGTCACGCATATTCTGGATGCGATCTACCCGCACGATTACGAGCAGAAGGTTGTCTCCGGCACGTGGCTTAAGTGCGAGACCAACAACACCTCAGAGGATAGCCAAAAGCCTATCCAGTTCCTAGAGCAATGCCGCTACATTGACATGGACGAAGACGGGCTAAGCGAGCCCTACATCGTTGTTGTTCATAAGGATACGAGCACGGTTGTTCGGATCGATCCGGCTTACGATCTGGAAGACATTAAGCGCTATCCGCCGAACGCTGACGGCACGCCCGGCAAGATCAGAGCCATCAACCGTCTGCTGCCGTGGGTGGACTATTGCTTCCTTCCAGACCCGGAAGGCGGCGCTTACGGCATCGGCTTTGGCAAGCTCCTAGAAGCGATCAGCGAGACCATCAACACCCTGCTCAATCAGATGATTGACGCGGGCCACTGGTCTAACGCCAACACGGGCTTTATCGGCGCAGGCTTCAAAGCACGCGGCGGGACAATCTCGCTTGAGCCTAACGTCTTCAAGATGCTGGATGGCGTCCAGAACGTTCGTGAAGCGATCCAGCGCCTAGAGTTTCCAGGCCCGTCAAACGTCAGCTTCCAGCTTGTGGAAATGCTGCTTGGCG